CTTCGTCCTCGCGCAGGGGCGCAACGTCGAGACCCGCATCTATCAGCGGCGCTACCCGACCTTCAACTACGCGGCGCACGTCCCCGTGGTCACCGAAGGCAACGAATGGGGCATCGGCACGACCTTCTTCTCGGTCGACGTCACCGGCGAGGCCAAGTTCCTCTCCGGCGCCGGCACCGACATGCCGTTCAACTCGGCCACCCGCGACCAGGCATCGCACGACTTCGCGATGATCGGCTCCGGATGGGAGTGGAACCTCGAGGAGGTCAATCAGGGCGCCCTCTACGGCATCCCCCTGAACGAGACCAAGGCCATGGCGGCGAGCCAGTCGATCGAGCGCCTGCTCAACACCATTGCCATGGTGGGCAGCACCGAGAAGAACTGGAAGGGCCTCGTCAATCAGTCCGGCGTGTCCCGTGCGGACGCGGCCGGGACCGGCGGCGAGAACGGCGGCGGCGGCACCTCGACGTTCTGGAAGCACAAGACCAACGACGAGATCCTCGAGGACATCAACACGGTGCTGTCCACCGTGAGCACCGAGTCCGAAGAGGTTGAGTATGCTGACACCCTCCGGCTCCCGCCCGAGGCCTTCCGCCTGCTCACCACTCGCCGGCTGGGCTCCAATGACGGCACCCTGACGCTGATGGCCTATGTGCGTCTCAACAACGTCTATACGGCCACCACGGGGCAGCAGCTGGACATCCAGCCCATTCGCGAGCTTGCGACTGCTTCCAATGATGGCGGCGGCCGCATGATCGCCTACCGCAAAGACCCCGAGGCGATCCGCTTCCACCTGCCTATGCCGCGCCGCGTGCTTCAGCCGCGTCAGAAGTCCATCATGGGCTTCGAGACTGGCATCATCGCGCGTACCGGCGGCACGGAAGTGCGTCTCCCCGGCGCGATGGCGTATCTCGACGAGATCACCGACGTCCCGGCCTGATCGGCCATCTGATCCGAACTGTGAAGGGGTCGCGCACGGCGCGGCCCTTTTTGGTGTGCGGACCATCCAACCGAAGGAACCCCGACATGAAGATCACCAACAATTCGCAGTCGCCGCAGGGCGTGCATGCAGTCTCCGGCGTCGTCTACATCAAGCCCGGCCAGACCCGCGATCTCGAGCTCACGGACGCGGGCCTGGTGCAGGCCAAGCGCCTGCCCTTCCTCGGCATTGAGGGCGTGGCCCGCGATCTCAGCGCCGCGCCGAACAGCCCACCGCCTCCGAACGGGATCGATCCGCTCGATCATGACGGCAACGGCAAGAAGGGCGGCGTGAAGACGCTCGACCCGCTGCCGGACAATCTCGACGATCTGAAGCGCGACGAGCTCGATGCTCTCGCGGCCGAGCGCGGCGTCGATATCTCTGAGGCCAAGAACAAGGGCGACGTGATCGCCGCCCTGCAGTTGGCTGACGAGCAGGGCTAACGATGGCCGGCTACGGCACCGATCAGGGTCTCACCGACTGGCTTGAGGCCAGCGGCTACACCCTGCCGGCAGAGGCGCCTACGGCTGCCGTGCTGCGCCAGCGTGGCTCGGCCTATGTCGACGGCACGTACGGGCTGCGCTTCAGCGGCTCGCCCACCGGCGGCGCAGAGCAGGAGCGGGCATGGCCTCGCACCGGCGCGACTGATCGATACGGCAATGCCATCGGTGCGAGCACGGTGCCCAACCGCGTCATCGAGGCCAGCTACGAGGCGGCATGGGCCGAGGCATCGTCCCCGGGCTCGCTCGTCGCCTCCGGGTCGGCGGCTGCGCGCGTGAAGCGGGAGCGCGTAGAAGGCGCCGTCGAGGTCGAGTACCAGACCTCGTCGTCCACCAGCGTCGCCGATCTCACGCCGATGCTGACCGCCGTTGAAGGGTTGCTAGCTCCGCTGCTGACCGCCGCGAACGTCCCGCACGCCCTGGTGGTGTGATGGCCGACATCTACACCCGCATGCAAGGCACGGCCTCGCTGCTGCTCGACAAGTTCAAGCAGGGCGCCGTCGTGCTGGTCCGCACAACGCCGGGCGAGCCCGATCCCGACGAGCCTTGGAAGCCCGTCGTCGATGAGGTCGACGAGTATCCGTTGAGCGCCGTCGCCAAGGGCGTGAGCGAGCAATATGTCGACGGCACGACCATTCTTGCCACCGACCTCGAGATCGTCGCTGCCGTGGCAGAGGTGTCGCCGATGATGGAGAACGATCAGCTCAAGGTCGACGGCAGGGACGTGACGGTCGTGCGCAAAATGCAGATCCCCGCGGCCGGCACCCCGGTGGCGTACCGGTTCATCGTGAGGGCCTGACGTGCTCCGCCGCCTCACCGAGAAGGAGCGGGCCGCGCAGCTCGTCGGAGACTGGGAGCCGCAGCTTCGCCGCGCGTGGATGGCCGCTATCGACGGCATCCGAAACGGCGTCGTGCTCCGCGTGATCGTCGAGCGGCTTGAGCGGGGCGATATCGACGGTGCCGTCCGCGTCCTGCGCATCGAGCAAGAGGCCTTCGCCGACTTCGAGCTTGCGTTCGCGCAGGCGTTCAATGCAGGCGGCACGGCGGAAGCTGCTGCTCTGGCGCTCCGCGATCCCGAGGGGCACCGCATCTCGTTCCGGTGGTCCGTCCGCGACCCGGAGAGCGAGACATGGCTGCGCAACCACAGCGCGTCATTCGTCACGGGCATCGTCGACGAGCAGCGCGACATCGCTCGCCGGCTGCTCGCTGAAGGGCTGGCGCGAGGCGACAATCCGAGGCAGACCGCGCTCGATCTCGTCGGGCGCGTTTCCCGCGCCTCAGGCGGGCGCACAGGCGGGGTTCTCGGTCTGTCGGCTCCACACCTAGCCGCCACCGAGCGAGCCCGTCAGGCGCTGCTCTCTGGCGATCCTGAGGGCATGCGCGCGTATCTCGATCTGAAGCGCAGAGACAAGCGCTTCGACGCATCGATCCGGCGAGCTATCGAGACGGGCAAGCCGATCGCTCGAGCCGATGTTGATCGCATCATCGGCCGTTTGTCGGACTCGTACCTGAAGCTGCGCGCGGACACGATCGCGTTGCACGAGACGTTCACGGCCTTGGGCCAGTCGCGCAACGCTGCATTCCGGCAGGCGATCGCGCGGGGCGATATCGACGCGCAGGATGTCGTCAAGACATGGCGCCACACGCCGCAGGAGCATCCGAGGGCACAGCACGTCCAGATGCACGGGCAGACGGTGCAGTTCGATCAGCCGTTCATCGCGCCGGATGGAACGATGATCCCGTATCCGCACGCCGATGGTGTGCCGGCGAACCACACGCTCGGCTGCAAATGCCGGGTTGACTATCGCATCGATTACACCGGCGCGCTGATCCGCAGGCGGGCAGCGTGAGCACCTTCGCAGCGACGGTCGGTGAGTGGGCCCGTCAGGTCCCGCTCGCGCTCGAGGCCGTGTTCAAAGACTCGGTGCAGGAGCTCGTGATCCAGCTCAATGCTCTGGTGCCGGTCGACACCGGATTTCTTCGCGCCTCGCTCGTGGCATCGACCGCTGCCATGCCGCTGATCCGGGCAACGGATGGGCCGGTGCCAGGTGATCTCGGAGAGATCGTGCTGGTGATCGCGGGGCTGGAACCGGGCGAGACGTTGTTCCTCGGCTACACAGCCTCGTATTCGGCCTTCGTCCACTACGGCGCGAATGGTCGGCCAGGTCGGCCGTGGGTCGATATGGTAGCCCAGCGGTGGCAGTCCACTGTCGCCGCCAAGGCGACTGAAGTGAAATCCCGGTTGGGGCTCTGATGGCAATCGAGACCGACATCATGGCCGCGCTGTTCGCGCGGGTGAGCAGCTTTGCCCCGGCGATGCCAATCGCCTGGCCTAACCTCACCTTCACGCCGCCGGCGAACCAGCGCTACCTGCGCGTGCAATACGTGCCGAACGTCGCCAATCGCGTGATGATCGGCAGCGATGATCCGCACCAGCATCTCGGCCTGCTGCAGCTCAGCGTGTACGGCAAGAAGAACAATGGCGAGGCAGCCGTTCGAGCGGATGCTGCTGCCGTCGCCGCGCACTTCCCGTGCGATCTCAAGCTCTACTCCGGCGCCGCCGCGGTCCGGATCACCAAGCGACCCGATGTCCGCGACCTGATCGTCGAGGATGCCGCTGTGCAGATCCCGGTGATCATCGCCTGGGAAGCCTACGCCTAACCTTCAACCACAGGAGAGCCGCATGAGCGGAGAACTCTACGCCGTTGCCGGCGCAACCATCCATATTGGCGCCGCGATGGCGGCTCCGTCTGCCGATCTCACCGAGGCGAGCTTCGCCGCGGTGTCGTGGACG